GAGAAAGATCACGATATGCTGCGCATCACCCTCGAGCGCGGGCGTCCAGCGGAGCGGACCATCGCTACGGTGTTGCACGAAGCGCTGCATCTGATCAGCGACGAGTTCGTGCTGGCGCTGGACGAGGACGCCATCAACCGCCTCGAGAGCGGGCTGTACTGCTTCCTGCGGCATTCGGGCGTGGATCTGCGCCCGCTCATCGAGGAGCCGGGCGCGTGAGGATCCACCTGCGCGACGACCCGACGCGGGCCCTCACCCACGACGAGCTCGTAGCGCAGGCCGTGCAGTACCTCGAGTACCGCGGCTGGCTGGTGCTCATCACGCACGACGCGCGCCATCGCCCGCTCGTGCCGGGGATCACCGACATCATCGCGATGCGCCGTGCGAGGAACCTGCTGCTGGAAATAAAGACCGCAGAGGACGATCTGCGCGAGGACCAGGTGGCGTTCGCCGACCGCGCGATCGCGCGCGGCCTCGCGGTCCACGTGGTCCGCAGCTTCGAGGAGCTGACCGACCTGATGCACCGCATCTGACGCATGACGCGACCGGGAGGGGACGCGATGATTGCCAAGAGCAACAGAGGGACCGCTTCGTGACGGGCGAAGACTTCGCCACCAAATGCTGGCGCTGTCTCGAGGTGCGGCAGCACATCATCGATCAGGCGAGACGACGCGCGAAGCACGATCGAGCCGTGCAGGAGGAGTATGTCCAGGAGGCCTGGCTGGCAATCTCAATGGCACCCCATTGCCTGGGGGTCGAGAACTGCAAGCATCTCGCGGGGCGGATCATCTATTCGTCCTATTGGCAGGAAAATAAGGCGCGCCTGATTCGGCGCAATCCGGGGTTCATCGGGAATGTGGATGACGAAGACGGGTGGACGAGGGGTCAAACCGTATCGGTAAAGGGAGCGCCATTCCACATGGATGCAGACGAGCTATCCTTCGAGATCGCCGAACAGCTCGTGAAGTTCCTCCTGCCCGTACTCGAACGCATGGGGTGGCATCAATTCTAGTGGATGTTTTGGAGATTTCACCGGTATATATAGAGGCAAAAGCCTCCTCGTGCAGCCCGGCAAGTAGGCGTCAGAGCGACGATCCGAACATACCGGGCTACCCTCTCCTCCTCCTCGCCCGCCCGTGCAGGCCCCGCTTCCTACGCGGGCGGGCTTCTTCATGAGGAGGCATACGAAAGGAGTCCGCCATGAAGCCATAGGGAGGTGCTGAGACATGGCGCGACTCGTCTCGGGGCAGAAGCATCGGAGTGGCAAGAAGGGCTCCCGTGCTTACGGCCGCAACAAAGTGAAGTGCGCTCGCTACCGGGCGCAGGGGCGGCGGGAGAAAAACAAGGCCCGCCGGATGGCGAAGCGGATGCGCTGGCTGGAGAAGCGGCGCGCGCGCGCTGACTGATACGTTGCATTTCCAGGTAGGGACACCGGCGGCCGGTACCCGGGTTCATATCCCGGGCCATGTGGTTCGACTCCACGCCCTGCCTTCGGGGGCCGCTCAGGTGAGCGGCCCCTCTCGTTGAAGGGAACCGCTGGTAAGGATGAATGGCGAAGGAACCGCACATCACACCGATGGAGGCTCGGTTCTTTCTTGCCTACATCAACGGCAAGACGCTGACCGACGCATACCTCTCCATCCGCCCGAAGGTAACGCGCAAGTCGGCCGGCCAGTGCGGTCACCGGCTGCTGGATCAGATCAAGCAGAAGGCATCCTGGCATGAACTGCTCAACGCGGCCGACCTCGGCCCCACGCGGCTCGTCCGGGAAGTCGACAGGCGGCTCCGCGCGGAAACCACCCACTTCTACCAGAACAAGGCCGTCGCGGACGTCGAGGACAACGGGACTCGCATGCGCGCTACTGAGCTGCTGGCTCGCATGCTCGGCATGCTTCGCACCGACATCGACCTTCACACCGACACCATCGAGATCATCCCCCCACCACTGCCCGACGAAGAGAAGCCCGATGACGATTGATTTCTCCCGTCTCCCGCAGGTGATCAATCGAGTCTACTACCCGCTGCTGTGGAACACACACCGCTACAACGTCCTGTATGGCGGGGCGGGATCCGGCAAGAGCTACTTCGCAGCTCAGCGCTACGTCTACCGCCTGATCGCGAAGAAAGGGCATAACGTCCTCGGCGTTCGCAAGGTCGACAAATCGAATCGCGACTCGACCTTCGCCCTCATGAACCAGGTCATCCATGCATGGGGGCTGTCGTCGCTGTTCCACATCACCCTGCAGCCGTTGTCGATCACCTGCAAGCACAACGGCAACCAGATGTTGTTCCGGGGGATGGACGACTCCGAGAAGATCAAGTCCATCACCTTCGCGAGCGGCCCCCTCACCGACATCTGGGAGGAGGAGGCCAGCGAGTTCACCCCCGAGGACGACCGCCAGCTCCGCCTGCGCCTGCGCGGTTACTCTGCTGTCCCTAAACAGGTCACCTACACGTTCAACCCGATCGACGCGCAGCACTGGCTCAAGGGGAGGTTCTTCGACAAGCCGCTCGAGGAAGGCCGGGCGACCGTCCTGAAGACCACGTACAAGGACAACGCATGGCTCGCGGCCGAGGACCGCGCGGAGATCGAGGCGCTCAAGGACGAGGACCTCACCTACTACCAGATCTACGCCCTCGGCGAGTGGGGCGTGATCGGCAACGTTGTCTTCTCGAACTACGTCATCGAGAACTTCTTCCTTGACTACCAGGATTTCGATGCGGTCTTCCAGGGGCAGGATTACGGATTCCAGCATCCGTTCGCCTTCGAGTTTGTCGGGATGAAGGACGGCGAGCTGTACATCTTCGACGAGGTTTACAAGCGCCAGCTCACGAACCCCGAGCTGATCGAGGCCTCGACCGCCTACCTCACCGAACGCCGGACCTATGACCACGCGAAGGCTGCGGCCACCATCGCCGACAGCGCCGAGCCCGACCGCATCAAGGAGTGGTTCGATGCCGGCTGGAACGTCACTGGCGCGGTGAAGGGGCTGGGGAGCGAGCGGTACGGCATCGACTTCCTCAAGCATCACCGCCTGCACATTCACAAGAACCGATGCCCAGGCATCGCTGCCGAGATCCCCATCTTCAAGTATCGCGAGGATCGCAATGGGAACGTGCTCGAGGATTTCGTGACGTTCAAGAACGACGGCATCGCCGCCGTTCGCTACGCCACCGAACCGCTCATGAGGTCGACTCAGCACAATCACTTCTTCATCAAGCGAGGGAGGGTGTGACTTGGAAGACATGAATGCTGCCCTCGCCCTGTATGGTCGCCAGCTTCGCTTCTTCGAGAAGCATCCGCTGCGCAACCGATCGATCATCCGCAAGCTTCGCACGCGCGTGCAGGCGATCCAGGAGACGCAGCGCGACGTCACCAGCACCCACATCGCGGGGCGTCTCGGTCTCACTTCGGTCGTCGACAAAAACAACTACACGAACTATGAGGCCCAGGTCGAGGGAGCGTACAAAATGTACGACGGCCTCGCCGACTATGGTTCGGAGGTGCTGCCCGCGGTCGCCGACATCCGCGTCGCGTTCATCGCCGGCGAAGGGGTGTCGCTGTATTCCGAGAACCAGCGCAAGGCAAAGTTCCTGGAGAAGTTTCTCAAGTACAACAACCTCAACGGTTCGAAGCTGATGGCGGCGGCGCTCATGGGCGAGATCGAGGGCCGGGCGCTATTCGTGCTGGCAACGAACAAGGAGAAGAAGAACGTCGACGCCCGTCTCTTCTCCTGGTACCTGAGCAAGTACACGGTCGCCCGCGATAAAGCCGACTACGAGAAGATTCTGAGCATCACCTATCAGCCCGATGGCGAGGTGGAACCGAAAAACATCGACGTCGAAAAAAGCGTTTATGTGAAGCTCGGCGGTTCGAACTACAAGGACGACAAGGCAACCACGAAGCTCGGCAAATGCCTCACGCAGTGCGAGAACGCATCCCGCGCGGCCTTCGATCTGCGGAAGAACACCCACGTCTTCGGCAAGATCATGCCGTACTGGGAGACCGCCAACGGCCAGGACGCGAAGACCATCAACGATGGCCTCGCGGCCAAGTCCTTCGAGATCGGCGACGGCTACGCCGGCCCCGCGAAGATGAGCCTGCTCGAGCCATCGGGGACAGCAGCGGACGCCGTCATCAAGGACATGCTGAACAACCTCCGCTACGTGGCCGCGATGACCGGGGTGCCGATCCACTGGCTCGCGTGGCCCGAGCTCATGAGCAACCGCGCCACCGCGGAGAACATGCTCGAGGTCGTCTCCGCATCCACGAAGAAGGAGCGGCTGATCTGGGAAGAGAAGCTGACGGCGATGATGGAGAAGGTCTGCACGATGGCGGTGGACGCCGGTTTCGAGGACAGAGCGATCCTCGAAAACGACATCACGGTGAAGCTGCCGCTGATCTCCCTTGCGTCGCTGCAACAGCTCATCGACGTGTGGACCCCGATCTACCAGGAGCGCCTCATCTCGAAGTTCACGTTCCGGAACATGCTCCCGGGGGTCGACCCCCTGAAAGAGGACGAGCTCGTGGCCAAGGAAAAAAAGGAGGCCGCGGAGGATAGCCCGTTCAACAACGAGACGGCCGAGCAGACGCTCGCGCGCCTGCAGCAGCCCCCGCAGCAGCAACAGCAGCAGCAGCCGCAGGGCGGGGCCCAACCGCAGAAGAACGCATTCCCACAGAAGGGCGGCGCGCAGCCGCAACGCACAGGAGGCGAATGATGGGCTCGATCGAGATCCGCCAGGCGCTCAAGGCGCAGGCGAAGGAAGTAGACAAGGGATTCGTCGAGGGCGAGAACGCGAAGCTCGTATCCACGCACAACCTCGTCGCCCCGCAGGGGGCGAAGGACGCGCCGGCCGCGGCCGGGGCTGCGGCGGCGGCGCCGAAGCCCGACCGCGTCTACGAGAAGCTCCTGTCCAAGTCGGACGCGGAGCTCGCGCAGATCGCCAAGGAATACAAGGTCGAGGCGGGCGACCTGAAGAAGCCCGCCCTCGTCGTCGCGATCCTCAAGGCGGCCGGCTATTCGGGCGCCGACCTCGAGCCGGCGAAATAAGGAGACACCATGGCAGGACTGTCGAGATACGCGCAGCGCGAGCTGCTGGACCACCTGATGAAGGTCGGGGCGTACACGGCGCCGACGCACATCTATGTGGCGCTCCTCACGGATGCGAGCACGGAGTGCACCGGCACCGACTACGCGCGCGAGATTTGCGACGCATGGGATGCGGCGACCGATGCCGACCCGTGCGTCGTGGACAACACCGGCATCATCGATTTCGGAACGGCGGGGTCGGGCGGGTGGGGAACCATCACGCACTTCCGCCTGAGCGATGCCGCGTCGGGCGCGACGAACTGGCTGACGGACGCGACGGCGCTGACGATCCAGAAGACCGTGAACGAGGGCGACCCGGTGACGTTCCCCGCGGGCGACCTGGACATCACGCTGGACTGATAGGGCCGATTCATGGCGTGGACGTACGTGGCCGAGGCGGAGGGGTACTCGTATAGCTCCGCTTCATCCGTCGATGCCAGCGGCACCCTGCATCTGGAAGTTGGGGACGTTCTCTGCATCTATGCGGGGTACATGGGCGCCACGACGACGGTAGCGGTTGCCACGACCGCTCCTGCCGATTCGTTCACCATGCAGACGGTGAACCAGTACAGCACGCGCAACGGTGCCTGTATCGGTTACGTCGTGGTTGGGACACACAATGCGAGCGCCACGATCCGCGTGACGCTGGGGGCCGCGCGGACGGCGGTCGCATTCGTGGTCATGCAGTACCGGCCCGATGCGGGGGACGAGGTCTCCCTCGTGGCCGGTCCCGGGAGTGCTCAATCAGGGAGCGGCAATACTCCGCAGAGCGCGAACATCTCGCCGGAGGGCACCGATCTGCTGGTGTTCGCCGGGATGTATAACGCGGCAGGGATGGGCTACAGCACCACATTCCGGATCGGTGACGCGGTCACTGACGGCTATTACGAGTCGAACAGGTGCGGCGCCTGCTACTCGCTGTTCACGTCGAATCAGACGAATATCCACGGGCAGGCGACGTTCGGCGACAACGATTCATGGACCGCCGATATCATCGCGCTGGAATCGGCGGCGCAGGGCGGGACCCCGCAGGAACTCGCCGGCGTGGTCGATGCCGAGTCGACGCTCTCGGGAGCGCTGCGGGTAGCGAAGCCGCTCGCCAGCGGAGTGAGCGCGACGAGCGCCGTTTCCGCGTCCCTGCTTGTCGCCAAGCCCCTCGGGGGCACGGTGCCTGTCGGCTCCACGGTCGCGGGGGGCCTCGCCGTGGGGAAGCCGCTGGCGGCCTCGCTCGCCGCGGAATCCTCGCTCGCCGGCGCCCTGCAGGTTGAGAAGCAGCTCGCGGGAGCGATCGCGGCCTCGTCGTCTCTCACTGCATCCCTGGCCGTGGTCAAGGATCTCGCTGGGCAGGTTGAGGCGTCGTCGAACCTTGCAGGCTCCCTGAGTGTTCTGAAGGAACTCGCCGGCCGCGTCGATGCGGCAGCCACTCTCTCGGGCAATCTGTTGGTGCGCAAGTATCTCGGCGGGGTCATCGATGCTGTCTCCGCGCTGGCTGGCGCGCTGCATGCAGCGAAGAACCTCAGCGGAAGCATCGCCGGCGTGTCGGCCGTCGCCGGCAACCTACGGGTAGTCAAGCAACTCGCCGGGCAGATCGACGCCATCGCCACCCTGAGCGGCAGCCTTATGGCCGGGAGCGCGGTGGAGCTCGCGGGCCAGATCGTCGCGACCTCATCGGCGAGCGGGTCCCTCCAGGTCCTCAAGCGCCTCGCCGCCAGGGTATCCGCAGAGGCTACGCTCGAGGGCAAGCTTGAGGTCCTGAAACGTCTCGCGGGCCGGGTGGACGCGATCAGCGCAATCTCCGGCGCCCTCGGTGGCGTGCTTCATACTGTCGTCAGCGGCGCCAGCCCGGCGATGCGCACGGTCGTCGGCAGTTCCCCGGCGCTTCGGACCGTCGCAGGTCTGTCGCCGGCATTGCGCGTGGTGGTGGGGGCCTGAGCATGGCGAACCTCTACATCGGCAACGACTTCGACATTCAGCTCACGCTCGGCCAGGACATGACGGGCGGCACCGCGAGCATCCGCTACAAGATACCGGGGAGCGCCACCGTCAACTCGAAAGCCGCCACCGTCAGCAACTACACCACCGGCGTATGCACCATCCACATCACGAAGACCGAGCACACCACGAAGGGTGCCTGGGTCGCATGGCTGAAAGTCATCTTCGCTGATGGCGATGAAACCGAAGGCGATCCAATCACCTTCACCTCATACGAGGGGGGGAATATCTGATGAAGCCTGAACGGGGCGAGATGGTTCGGTCGCGCATCATCCTCCAGAACAACATCCAGGCGCTCAGTGGCGTCGACATCATGGCGATGCTCCCGCCCGCGGTGCTCGCCGATCTGAAACAGCGCGACCCCCACCCGTTCCTCCAGGCCTATTCGATCTGTCACGAGGGCGTGAGCACTCCGACGCTGCTCGGCGATACCGCGCGGCCGATCCACTGGACGCGGAAGGCGCTTCAGTCGATGAGGGCGTTCGCGCTCAAGGGCATCCGTTTCTTCCTCGGCCACAACGCCGACAACTCCACCGAGGGTCGCCCGTCCCTCGGCGAGATCGTGTGGGACGGGCAGAAGGAAATCGACGGCATACTGCATCACGTCGTCATCGGGCATTTCCCCGATCGTTCGAAGGTGCAGGCCCTCGACATCTGCTCCCAGGAAGGAGAGTGGACGTTCTTCGAGGCGGCAGGCCAGTGGTTCGCGGACAAGCTGCATGCGATCACCGGCATCGCCCTCGCCAACTCACAGACCGACCGGCCGGCCTTCGCGGGCGCCCGTAGGCTCGCGATGGTGCAGGCCATGGCCGATGGCGACGAGGAGGATGACGATCCCCCGCCGCGCCGACAGACCCCCCCCAAGAAGGAGACGAAGAAGATGAGCGACATCGACCTGAGCACCGTACCGTTCAGCAAGCTCGTGCAGGAAATGCAGACGCGGCAGACGGTTCCGAGCCAGCTCTTCAAGTTGGAAGACCTGAAGAAGGACCCCGCTTTCGCGAAGGTGTTCGCGGACAGCGAGGCGCTGGACAAGACCGTCAAGGAACGGGAGGCGGAGCTCAAGAAGCTCAAGGACGAGAAGCTCGCGGCCGACAAGGCTCTCGCCGCGACGACCGCGAAGACGCGGTTCGAAACGATGGTCGATTCCATGACGCTGACGCCGAAGCAGAAAACGTTCGTCAAGGAGTCGTTCCCGAAGCAGATGGAAGACGTGAGCGACGCAGCCCTGCAGACGTTCATCGAGGGAAAGCTCGAGGACTTCAAGGTGGCCGCCAAGGCGTTCAACGTCACGGACGAGCTGCCCGCCCAGGGCGGCGCGCAGCAGAAAGCAGGGGACAAAGACGACCTCACGAAGGCCGCGAACAATCCCCTGCTCGAGGAAGACGCGGAGATCGCATAGCTCCGCACACCACTTCTGATCGGAGGAAATCATGGGACCTTTTCTTGCGAAGGACGTCACGATTTACGACGAGCTCTGGGACGTCGAAGCCGCCAGCGCGGCGACGCTCAAGGGTGACGCCGCGGTCGTGCAGGACGTGTTCGGCTTCTACGCCAAGGATGCCGAGTCGGCGACGGAGGAGATCTCCTTCATCTACCGATGCCGGCAGGTCCAGGCGGACAAGAAGGTCGGCACCGGCGAGGCGATCCTGGCCGGCGACCGCCTGTACTACATCGTCGCGGACGGGAAGGTGTCGCCGACGGCGTCGGGCACCCCGGGCACCGACTCCTACTTCTGCGGGTGGGCGAAGAAGGACGCGGGAGCGCTGGAAACGACCGTGCTCATGAACTTCGACGGCACCCGCTACAACGAGACGCTGTAAGGCGACTCGGAATCCACTCTCGGAAGGAGCACATGCCTTGAAAACTTCCTACATCGCGAAATCGGACGACCTGCTCTTCGAGACCATCGAGAAGGGTCTCGACAAGGGTGATCGGGTCGCCCTCGGTCAGGTCCGCGTCGCCCTGCAGGCGTTCCTCATGCGCCCGAAGGTCGAGGTACGCAAGCGGATCCAGGGGCTCGCAGCCATCAAGCTGCAGGCCATCACCGGCGTTTCGACGGACTTCGCCAAGCTCGTCAGCGACGCCTTCAACGTCACCATCGGAGCCGACAACTTCGACCTGGGCTACCAGAGGGCGTTCCGCGACGTGCCCCTCGGCACCCGCCAGGACACCTGGGACATCTACGATGTCCAGAACGGTCTGACCTTCCGGCTCGTGCCCGAAGGCGACCGCATCCAGGTCGACAACCTCACCGGCTCGCTGGTCACGGCGCACGTGGACTACTACGGTGGCGCGCTCGGTTGGACGGATAAGATGATCCGCTACCGCAAGGTGGCGGCCATGGTCGACATGGCGCAGATCTTCCGCAACCGGTTCTGGTCGAACAAGGCCGACAACCACTACCTGCTGCTGGCGACGGCGGCGGCGGTGGCTGGCCAGACGACCACCTACCAGGGCGCGGCAGCCGATGGTCAGCTTCGGCGCGACATCCTGACCATCAACGAAGCTGCCTTCCAGCTCGCCAATCGGTGCAAGGACAAGGGCTACGGCGATACCGCGAGCCTCCCGCTCGTGCTGTACGCCAACCCGCAGGACAAGGGTCGGATTCTCGCCGCGTTCGCCGCGACGACCGGCCTGATGAGCAACGTGGCGGGTGGTGCGGTGGCCGTCCACTGGAACATCACCCCGATCTTCACGTTCAACGCGAATATCGTGGCCGACCACCCGATCCTGGTGCTCCCCGGCGCCAAGATCCAGGCCGCCGAGGACATGCCCCCGACCACGTTCACCGCGCCCAAGGACCCGCTGACCCTCAACGAGGTGCAGTCCGTGTGGTCGATCTACGGCGCGGTCGTCGCTGACACCGATCAGTGCCAGCGCATGAACCTGTCGTAGGCGAGGGCGAAAAGATGTCTGCGCCCGTCGTCATCGTAGGAACCAATAGCTGGGCCACCATCGCGCAGGCCGACGATTACTTTGCCGCCTCTTACGGAAGGTCGGCGTGGTCGGCCCTCTCGCTTCTGCAGAAGACGCAGCTCCTTATTACCGCGTGTCTATGGATCCGGCAGCAGTCTACGCTCTCGGTTCCCTTGGCAGACACGTCGGCCACTGTGAGGAACGCGCAGGCGGAAGCAGCGTGGTTCATCTACAACTGGTTTGGCGAATACGAGAAACGACGGGCGCTTATTTCCAGCGGAGTGAAAACGTTCAAGGTCCTCGACTTCGCCGAATCCCTGGGCGAGGTGACGTTCCCGGCGTTCATCGCCGACATGCTCTCGGACTACGCCGTGAGCACCACGCATCAGTTCCCGCGCATGAGCCGCGACCTGGAGGCGAACGCGAGCAATGAGTAGCGCTGACGAGATCCGCCGAGCACAGCGCATCATCATCCTCAAGGACCGCCTGCGAAGGGTCACGGAGTCAATCGACCGCGTCGTGCGGGAGATCGGCGCCACCGCGGAGACCTCGAGCGCCTACTGGGAGCGCGTGAACATCCGCCTGCGCGCCGAGTATCGCATGGCCCACGAGATCATGCGCGGATGGGCCTCGAGCGAAGTCCAGCGTGAGTACCTTGGAAAACTCTCGGCCGTCATCCGCGACATCAAGGGCCGCGTGATCCGACCCGCGAACCCCGTCGACTACAAGGCCTTCAGCAAGAGCAACAATACCAAGCAGTCCCTCGCCGCGCTCCTCGAGGAGACCCTCACCGCGTACACCACAGGCCTCGTCGCAGGGCAGGCGACGCTGATCAGGGTGGGGCGCCTCACGCAGCAGGTGCTCATCTCCGAGGCGAAAGTGAACAAGGCCATCGCCTCGGGGTTCTTCGAATCCGGGAGCGGCTCCGTCGCGAAGCGGCGGCTGCGGGATGCGCTGCTGAAGAAGGCCCTGGACGGCAAGTATGTCGTCGTCGTGGACAAGAATGGGGAGCTGCGGCAGTACGCGGTCGACAACTACGCGGAGATGGTCGCGCGTACGAAGCTCGCCGAGGCCTCCACGCAGGCGGTGCTCGATACCTCGGCGACCGTGGGGAACGACCTCGTCCAGGTATCGGCGCACAATACGAAGTGCGAGATTTGCGCCGAGTTCGAGGGGAAAATCTACTCGCTCTCGGGAAGCGATCCCGACTTCCCCGTACTCTCTGACGAGCCGCCATTTCACCCCAACTGTCAGCACTCGATCTCGATCGTCTACAAGGAGGCGCTGCAGCGCGACGGAACCCTGTCGAAGTACATCGACTTCTCCAATGGCGAAAGCGATCAGCACCCCACACGCGGTGGGTGGATCCCCGTCGCCGATCGCGAGCTGCATTGATGCTCGAGCTGCAAAGCCTGCTGCGATCGGTCCGCAAGGGCGAGGCTCGTCACACGCGCCCGCAGCGCCCACCCGATCACTGCCTCACCATCCGCGACGTGATCAAGATGAGGATGCAGCAGGACCCGGAGATGAACGGGGTCGATGCGACCTGGCTGCGCTTCCAGCTCGAGGCCGTCATCAATGGCCAGAGCGCCAAGATCGGGCCGTTCGACGGAGTCGATGGCGCGTGGAAGGACGAGCCCTGTTTCGTCCTGGGCGCGAGTCCCGGGCTGCGCAACGCCATGAATCAGGGTTTCCGCTTCGATATGCTCGACGGCTTCCACACGATCGCCGTCAACCACGTCATCGAGGACTACCCGCGCGCGGAATGGCTGCTTTTCCTCGACAAGCGATTCGTCGACATCTGCAAGATCAACCTCCTGCGGGATTACAAGGGGCGGATGTTCGCGCACATCAAGGCCCGCCTCGAGCCCAGCAAGCGCGTGACCGTCTTCTACACCCAGGGCGACGGCCCCTCCGAGCATCTCGTCCAGGGGCTTTTCACGTTCATCTGCAGCGGCCTCAACGCGATCAACCTCGCCCTGATCAGCGGGGCCAACCCGATCTACCTCATGGGTCTCGACAGCGGTGGGCAGACGGACGATACGATCTCCACCCACTACAAGACTGGATATACGGGCGAGGTGATCAAGCCGGGTGGCATTGAGAAGTTCAAGCGCCGCGTGCCCGAGATCCTGCTTCGGTATGCTCCCTATGCCGACCGCTTCCGCAACGTCGACCCACTCGGGAACATCACGGTGTTTCCGAAGATCAGCATCCGCGAGATCCCCGAGCTCGCGGGGAAGTTCGCCACATGAAGGTGCTACACGTGGGCACGCTCCCCATCGAGCGCATGGGCGTCCTCACACGGATCCTCGTGAGCGGCGGAGCCGGCGAGCATCGTTACATGACCATCGAGGAGTATGGTCGGGCCACCCCCGGGCAGGTGGACGTCGTCGTCCTGCATTGCTTCAAAGCCTCGTGGGAGTGGTTCCGCGACTTCCTCGCGCCCGCTGGCGCGAAGCTCGTGTCGTTCGTCCACTCCACGACTCCCTGCGTGCCGGCGGCGGCCTCTGATGCCGTTGTGGCGCTCACGCATGCATCCGCCGACCAGGTACGGAGAGCGACCGGCGCCGTGCCGCTCGTGATCTCGGGCGCCCTCGAGGACCACGAGGAAGACGCGAAGGCCGACCTCGACGGCCAGGTGTTCGGCATCGTAACCCGCAACGCCCCCGGGAAGCTGCATCCGCTCTGGAACGAGATGGCCGCGGAGGTGCTCGAGGCGGTTCCCGGGGCGAGTCTGCACATGATCGTCGACAATACCGAGGGCCTGCTCGAGCATCCACGGGCCACGTACGACACCACGATGCCGATCGGGACCCCCACCTCCGAGAAGCTTCGGCGGCTGCGGAAGCTCGCGGTGGCGGTCCTCGCTCATGGCGACTTCGAGGAAACGTTCTGTGTGGCAGCCCTGGAATGCATGGCGGCGGGGCTGCCGGTGCTCTACCTCTACCAGCCCGCCCTCCGCGAGGTGATAGGCGATGCGGGGGTCTGCTTCCACTCGATCGACGGGTTGAAGCGCGGGCTCCTGCGGTTGCTTGCCGACGAGGCGCTTCGGGTGCAGATGGCGTTCAACTCGCTTCAGCGGGCGGAGTACTTCAGCCGGAAACGGATGCTGCTCGCATGGGATCGGCTACTGGAGGGGGTGACCCGATGAAGGTCGCCGCCGTCACCTGCGCGCGCATGGACAGCGAACGCTTCCCGGGGAAATGTCTCGCGCGCCTGCGCGGGCGCCCGCTCCTCCAGTACACGATCGACTTCGCTCGAACGATCGGGTGGCCGCTGTTCGTCAACACCTACGACCTCACGATCATGCGATACGTCGCGGCTCAGTGCCCGATCATCTTCGAGCCCGAGCGTTTCTATGGCGAGCGGCAGGAAGGCCTTGGGTTCGAGATGATGCAGTTCGTCAACCGCATCGTCGATGCCGACCACCTCGTGCTCCTCCAGCCCACGCACCCGATCCGCGACGTGTGCGCGGTCGACTCGGCCATGAAGCAGTTCGCGCTCGAGCGCGGAAGCCGCGGCGCTTCGGTCGTCGAGACGGGCGAGGAGAGCGGCAGTTTCTACCTGTACTCGCGGGCGTACCTCGAGAGCGGCGACGACAATCACCCGATGCGGTTTCCCGAGGCCCGGCCGATCGACATCCACACCCGCTCCGATCTGGAGGAGGCAGAACGATGCATACCCGCGTGATGCTCGAACTGGGATGCAACCACCAGGGCGACCTCGACATCGCGCGTCGGCTGATCGACGAAGCCGCTGCCCTCGGCGTCTTCGGCGTGAAGATGCAGAAGCGCAGCCCCGAGGAGATCCCGCCCGAGGTGCGCGACGCCCCGCGCAAGCCCGAGAACTCCTTCGGGGAGACGTACTATGAGCATCGGCGGGCCCTCGAGTTCACGGTCGACGAGGTCGCGAAGCTGAAGGAGCACGCCGAGGCGCAGGGGCTCGCATTCGCCGAGTCCGTGTTCGATCACCCGAGCCTCAAGCAGATGCTCGAGCTCGGCGTGAAATACATCAAGCTGCCCTCGCAGTTCCTCAACGATCCAGCGCTCAACTTCGAGTTGATGCTCCACCGGTCCAACGTCTCCAGCCTCGTCGCCATGCATTCAACCGGGATGCATACGACGTGGGAGGTCCTGGAAAACCGGTGGCTGCGGGACTACGACGTCACCTTCTACTGCCGCTCGATCTATCCGCATGGGGTGGATCAGATCGACCTCGGTTCCGCGCGCATGATCTACGGAGCCATTGGAGATCCCGGTCGCTGCGGCTACTCCTCGCACGACAAGGACGGGCTGCAGATCCCGTGGTTCATCATCCTTGGGGCGTCGTGGGTTGAGCGGCACTTCACGCTCGACAAGGCGATGAAGGGCAGCGACCACCACACGGTTTCCAGCGATCCGGCGGAGATGCGCCGCATCCTCACGAGCATCGAAGAGACCGAGGCGATGCTCGAATGCAAGAACCTCAACGCTCTCGTGTCGAAGGAGGAGATCGCCGCGCGGCAGTTCTACATGGGGGACAAAAAGTGAATCGCGGCATCATCGTCTCCATCCAGGGCTACCACTATAAGACCATCTCAGAGCTCGCGATGGATGCGATCAACGCCGAGTGCGTCGGGCTTCGCACGGACAAGCGCCTCCTCATCCCGGCAGAAAAGCGCGTTCCGATCATCGGGCTTCGGAAGATCAAGGTCAATGATTGCAAGGCCGAAGCCTACATCACCCCCACGATCGAAGATGTGCAGGCCGTCGAGCCCTGGGCTGACTTCATCGCCATCGACTTTCGCACCTGCAACCCCAACCTCAACCGAGTCTCGAAATACTGCCGCGAGCGGAAGCTCAAGGTCATCGCCGACATCGAGACCTATGAGGATTTCCAGAACCTCCGAGACCGCGGCTACTACTACTCGTTCGTGGCGACGACGCTGGCGGTCTTCCGCTTGTTGTTCCGCCCGAACCTGCGCCTGGTCGAGAAGATCGCGAAGGAGGAGAAGAACCTCATCGCCGAGGGCAACTTCTCCGCGCGGCGGGACGTGCATGCGGCGTTCGAGGCCGGCGCCCACTGCGTGTGCATCGGGGGGGCCATCTCGAACGTCTACAAGCTCACGAAGAAATACACGAGCGTGCCGGTGCCGGCATGAGGGGGTGGGCGTGACGGAATCGCGGATCGGGAACATGCGCAAGGGCCTCCTGAGCTGATCGCATACATCAATGAGCGCCACCCCACCCGTGAGCTCGACCTCCTCGAGGTCGGCAGCTACAAGGGCGATTCCGCTCAGATGTTCGCCTCCGCCTTCCGCCGTGTCACCTGCATCGACGCATGGGATCAGGCGTTGTTCAACGTGCCGGGCGAGTCGGCGGCGGAGGCGGAGGCGGAGTTCGACCGCGTCACGGCGGCGCTGGCGAACGTGCGCAAGATCAAAAGCACATCTCTGGCCGCCGCCGGGCGCTACGCGGATCCCGTCGACGTCCTCTATGTGGACGCCGGCCACGACTACGAGTCCGTGAATGCCGACCTCGGGGCGTGGGCCTCGCGGCCGCAGCTGTTCGTGTGCGGCCACGACTACTGGCCGTCGCGATTCCCGGGTGTGGTGCGAGCGGTGAACGAGCGATTCGGAAAGCCCGATGCCGTGTTCTGCGATACTTCGTTCGTGGTGGCGGTGAAATGACGTACGTGGTCGACATCGACAACACGCTGCTGCGAAGCGACGGCCCCCCGGCCTACGAGAACGCCGTCCCACTCGCGCAGGAGATCGAGGCCGTCAACGCAGCTTTCGCCGCCGGCAACACCATCGTGATCCACACGGGGCGCGGGGCGGATAAGGAGTTGCTGACCCGGCGGCAACTCGAGCGCTTCGGCGTGCGCTTCCATAAGCTCGTGATGGGCAAGCCTGACGGCGTGTGCGTGGACGCGGATGCGCTGACCACGCTGAGGGGGAAATGGTGAACGACCTCGCCGCCCGGATGAAAGAGAGATGGGAGACTATCTCCACGCGCCACGCCCATCTTGGGGTGGACGGGGAACGGCAGGAAATGTTCGATCGGTACCGCGGGCTCGTGACGAATCGCATCGATGTCACGGGGAAACGGGTGATCGATTTCGGCATGGGCGGGGGGCTCCTGGGGGAGTACCTGCTGAGATTCTTCAACCCCGCATGGTATGTCGGATACGACATAGCCGAGCGCAGCATGGCCGTCGCCACCGAGCGGCTCGCGCCATGGCAGAACAAGGACCTCATCCTCCTCCGCCGGCATCGGTGGTCGTTCCGCGATCAGCGGCCCGACCTGATCGTGTGCCTCGCCTGCATCATCCATTTCCCGACGAGGGTCTACCTCGAGAACGTGCTGCACGAGATGAACGTGTCGGGGGCGCAGCACCTCGTGCTCGAGATCAGGAACACCGGGGCGGGCACCGTCTTCCACCCCGATCCCTACTCGACGAACCGCAAAACCCTGCTCGCGTGCATCACGACGCCGGAGTATGTGAGCGAACACCTGCCCAGCTACGAGCTACTCGAGGCGAGCGAGCCATCCGAACCCACGCACCTCCAGGTGCTCTGGTACGAAAGGCGATAGATGCTCGGGATCTACCTGACGGATGAAGTCGACATCCTCACCGTCGCCCACGACGCCAACGGCGTCGAGACCACCACCGCGCAGCTCGCCGTGGCCGCCCGCGTATCCGAGCGCCACAGGCTCGTGCTCGACCTCTCGGGGAAGGAAGTCGTGGGGACGATGCAGGTGCTCCTCGAGGGGTCCGCCGCGATCGCGCACACCTCACGGGTGAAGATCAAGAAGATCAATGGTGTCGCGTATTCGATGCCCGACAAGCCGTGGCAGGTGAAGTCGATCAGCAGGGGCCACGCCTTCGGATCGGGGTCGGAGTTCACGGAGGTATGGGTCTGATGGCGTGGAGCCCGCTTACCAGCAACGTCACCGATACCCTCACCCCCGGGCTGAAGAAGTTCTTCAAGGATGCCGGCGTCGGGGTGAAGGCGAAGGACACCGCCAACTTCAAGGCACTGGCGGCCGTGGGGCTCCAACTCCTCAACTTCACCCTCAACGGATCCAGCAAGGAGAAGGTCGTCCCGCCGATCCGCTGGGGGGTGCTGCGAGGATCCGGGAGCGTGTTCGCCGATGGCGTGTTCCTCGGCGACACGAAGGCCAACCACCCCAACGGCACCCCGAATCAAGAGTACAGCGACAGCGCGAAGCCAGGAGACGTCGTGGTCGGGTTCAACACCGCGTATGCCGCGCGCTGGCATGAGCGGCAGTTCGTGCCGGGCGGGGTGCGCCCGAGCCGCCAGGCGGTGGCGAATCCCGACATGCTCGTGGACGTCGGGAATAAGTTCGTCGAGAAGCACCTGCGCGCTGATGGGGAAGTGCTCCTCGGGCTGTACGCGGACATCTTCAAGAAGGAGATGGGCACATGATCTACAACCTCGCCCAACTCCTCCGCGCGAAGTTCCCCACCGAGACCTTCTACGTGAATGGCCGCGTGCTGCTGGCGGGGCAGACGGCGATACCCGATCGGTGCGTGCTCCTCACCGACCCCGGCGGAACGGAGCAACCGTGGACGCAGTACCAGCACCTCACGGTGCAGGTGATCGCCCGCGACGTCGACGCGCCGCACGCTCGCGAGCTCGCGCATTCGGTCTTCGAGTATCTGACGGGGCGGTTCGGCGTGGTGCTGCCCGCCATCACGGTCGACGGTGTCGTTCACGCGGCGGTGCTGACGGCGCAGATCTCCGCGATCCAGGTGCCCTACAACCTCGGCGCGGATGAGGAGGGAAGAATCGAGTACGCGAATAACTACCAGGTGATCCGCGAACGTTAACCCGGCCCGTTGGGCCGGCCGTGAGAATCTGAGCGAAGGAGTATCTGAATGAGCGCACCTATCGGAAGCAACTTCATCGAGGGTGTCCTCGGGGTTGTGAACCTGAACTTCGACGGCACCGATCTCGGCAAGACACTCGACGAGGCCTCCATCGAGTTCATCGAGGACATGAAGAGCATCAAGTATGCTCAGAATGGGACGCAGGACTACGACAAGATCCCCACCGGCCAGGGATACCGCGTTACCTGCAAGCTCGGAGAGCCGACGTGGGCTCGGCTGGAGAAGCTCATGCGGGGCATCACGGTCTCGGGCGGCGGCAACAGCGCCAAGCTGGGCCGGGACATCTACCGCTCGGGCCGCACGAACTTCGCCAAGGTGCTCATCCTCACCCGCGTCGACAGCGAGGGTGTGGTGTCCACCGACCCGAAGTTCAAACTGACGTTCTACCTCGCGATCCCCACCGTGACCGGTCCCATCGGGGCCTTCGGCCCTGACACGCAGCGAGCCGTCGAAGTCGCCTTCGACTGCATGTATGACGAGACCACCGGGCACAAGGCGTTCGGGTACGCGGGCGTCGCGTCCAGCCTCGGGCTCACGGCGTAGCGGCCGCGGGCGCGCGTGAATCATAGGAAGCAGACGGAAAGGGGAGGGTGATGAGCATCGAGAAATTCGTTGCCCCGAAGAAGATCGAGATCGAGGTTGAAGCCCTCGACGGCACCATGGCTCATTTCGAGGTGGAGAAGATCACCTCGGAGATGATCCAGCGGGTCACGAGCGCCGGCGGCCGCGCGGAGAAGGACGCCATGGGCGCGATGTGCGAACAGATGGCCGTGTACTTCGGCGGCTCCGCGAAGGACTTCCGGGACCGCTTCGACGCGCGGGTGCTGAAGAACGTCATCGTCTGGATGAACGAGCAGATCCGAAACCCTACGTAGCGGCGGGACGACAAATCCTGCCGCTCGTGAGGGCGGGTTTTTCGCTCTCGGACATCGAGAGATTGTGCGCGGCTGAGGATGTGCGGACGTTGGGGAGCGTGCTCGAAGAAGCACGAAAGCAGACCCGTATCGAACGTCTACTGGCCAAACTCGACATTGCCGAGGCAGTCAACCATGCGATCGTGGGTTCACAGGCCGACAAACAGAAGCGAAACCAGGCCGGCTTTCAGCGCTGGATTCAGGGGATCGAGCGGACCATCGCGAAGCTCCAGGATCAGCGCGTGGAAACGGTGTGGGATCGGCTGCCTCGCAGGTCGCGAAAGATAGGGAAGTAAATGGCGTTCGACGCCGGCAGCGTTATCGGCCACTTCAAGCTCGACTCCGCGCAGTACGTGGGGGCCGGGAAAGAGGTCACGAAGCATACCGGCACGATGACCGGCAGCTTCTTCAAGGCGCAGGTAGCGTTCGAGGCGGTGAAGCGCGCGCTCGCGGCCGTGGTGAATGCCGTGAAGGGCAGCGTCACCTCGTGGATCAGCCAGGAGAAGGCTATCGCCCAGACCGAAGCCGTGCTCCGATCCACGGGCGGCGTCGCGGGGATGACGAAGGCTGCGGTGCTCGACCTCTCGGACGGGCTCATGGCCCTCACCGGGATCGAGGACGATCAGATCCTCGCCGCCGAGAACCTGCTGCTCACGTTCACGAAGATCGGGAAGGACATCTTCCCCCAGGCCACGGAGACCGTGCTGGATATGTCCGTCGCCATGGGCACGGACGCGAAGAGCGCCGCGGTGCAACTCGGCAAGGCGCTGCAGGACCCGATCCTCGGCGTAACCGCCCTGCGCAGGGTCGGGGTGAACTTTAACCAGGCGCAGACGGACGTGATCAAGAACCTCGTGCAGACGGGCCGCGCCGGCGAAGCTCAGGCGATGATCCTCAAGGAGCTGCAGAAGGAGTTCGGCGGCTCCGCGCAGTCGGCGCGCAACACCTTCGGCGGAGCGCTCGCGAACCTGAAGAACCAGATCGGTGAGAACCAGGAGGCCATAGGGAAGTACATCGCCATTGCAGGTCGCCCCTTCGTCGAGGAGCTGGGGAAGATGGCGCAGTCGACGGCCGACTTCATGAACTCGGCAGCGGGCATGGCCAAGATTCAGGCCGTGCTCGGACCCATGGCGGGCACCCTTTCGGTGCTGTTCTCCATCGGGAAGGAAGTCTGGAACCTGTTCAAGAACTTCGCCGGGGGCGTGCTCGAGGACGTGAAGACCGGGTTCGCGGATGTCGTGGGGAAAGGTAACGAGAGCAATGTGATCTTCACCGTGCTGGGGGGCGTGGTGAAGACCGTGGGGATCGGCTTCGG